CCCCAGCGGCAACCACACGCGCAACGGGCAGCACACCCCTGCCCCCCCCCCTGAGCGCCCCGAGGGGTCGGGCGTGTAACCGCCAAATATTTTTTTCTCAAAATTTCAGCAAAGGAGTTGATCTAATGCCGAATGGTTCCAAATACGATTATTGGATCACCGAAGAGGGATTGAACCTTATCAAGGGCTGGCGCCGGAAGGGTATGAGTCAGAGAGACATTGCAGAGACGATCAAGGTAGATGTGAGCCGTTTTGCGTTCTGGTGCAGAAAGTTCCCTGAGTTTGATGAAGCTCTTCATACAAACCCAGACCTTGCGATCAACGAGGTAGAGAATGCGCTGTTCACGAATGCGAAAGGGCAGTGGGTCACAGAAGAGACGCATGAAGAATGGGCAGTCAACGACGTTGTAGTAAGAACGCACACCACGCGGCACAAGCGGTACATTGCACCGCTGCTTGGTGCGCAGTGCTTCATTCTGAAGAATCGCGATCCTGACCACTGGCGAGACAATCCGACGGAAAGCGTAGGTAACGCAGATGACAAGGTGGAGATTGTGATCGATGTCTGAAATTAAGATTTCTGAGAAAGTCGGCCCTGCCTTTTATGGGGTGGTCGGCGACATTCTGCGCCATGAACACACACATTACGATTTCAGCGGTGGCCGTGGCTCGTTGAAATCCTCGTTTGTGTCTATCATCGTCCCGATTATCCTGATGCAGAATCCGAATACGCACGCGCTGGTCATGCGAAAAGTGGCTAACACGTTGAGAGACAGTGTGTATGCGCAGTATGTGTGGGCGATCGGTGAGCTGGGCATGGCGCATTTGTGGAAGGCGAGGGTTAACCCGATGGAGCTGGTGTTCAAGCCGACAGGGCAGAAGATCATGTTCCGTGGCGCAGATGACCCTATGAAGATCAAATCAATCAAAGTGCCGTTCGGCTACATTGCCGTGACGCACTTCGAGGAGAAAGACCAATTTAGCGGCAGAAGTGAGATTCGTAATATCTTGCAGTCCACGATGCGTGGTGGCCAGAAATTCTGGAATTTTGAATCCTATAACCCGCCTCTGAGTAGAGACAACTGGGCAAACCGGGATTCGCTGGAAGAGCGCCCTGAAAGACTGTGCCACAAGAGCACTTATCTTGAAGCCCCTCCCGAATGGCTTGGCGAACAGTTTCTGGCGGAAGCAGACCACTTGAAGGCCACGGATGAAAAAGCGTATGAGCATGAATATCTTGGCGTTCCCGTCGGCTGCGGCAGCAACGTCTTTGAGAACTTGGAGCTGAGAGAAATCACGGATGAGGAAGTCAGCCAGTTCGACCGCATTTACATGGGGTGTGACTGGGGCTGGTTTCCTGATCCGTTTGCGTTTATCCGGCTACATTACGACCGGACACGAGAGACTATCTATCTGCTCGACGAAATCTATCAGAACAAGCTGCCAAACGAGGACAGCGCGAAGATGATTCTTGACCGTGGCTATAAGGATGCCTATATCACCTGCGACAGTGCAGAGCCTAAGAGCGTTGCTGACTTCCGCGCTTGTGGACTTCCAGCGCAGGCGGCTATCAAAGGGCCGGGCAGTATTGACTACGGCATGAAGTGGCTGCAAAAGCGGAAGATCGTTATTGACCAGCGGAGAACCCCAAACGCTTTGAACGAATTTGTAAACTATGAATACGAACGGAACAAAGATGATGAGATTGTCAGCGGCTATCCGGACGCGAACAACCATCTGATCGATGCAACCAGATACGCTTTGGAGCGCGTGTTCCGCAGAATGGGAGTGACCGCATGACCGTTGCTGCAAAGCTCCGGGAACTTGGTTATGAGACAATCCCGGAGGAATTTTACGACAAAGTAGCAGACTGGAGATCCTGGTATGTAGGCAAGGTGAAAAACTTCCACACATACAAGCGATACAATGGCAAGAAGTTCGTGAACTGCGAACGGGCCAGTATGGGAATGGGTAAAAAGGTCTGCGAGGACTGGGCGAACCTCCTGATGAACGAGAAAGTCAAAATCGTGGCAGACGGAACGGCAGAACAGACGTTTATCGACAAAATCCTTGCAGAGAACAATTTTTTGGTCAAAATGTCGGAAATGCAGGAGCTGAAATGCGCGTTTGGAACGACTGCATACGTCCCCCGTGTGACCGGGCAGATGGTAGATAGTCTAGGCAACATCTCTCCGGGCGCGGCAGCGGGTATCGCGATTGACTATGTGACCATCGAAAATATTTTCCCGCTGACATGGCAGAACGGATATATTTCCGAGTGTGCCTTTGCCAGCGAGTTTTTCGTGGACGGCAGCAAGTATTTGTACCTGCAAATCCACCGTAAGGGGCAGGACGGGCTTTACGTCATTGAGAACAGACTTTATCGCTATGACAATGAAACCCTGTCTGACGTCGATATGGGGGCTGTCAGGGGCTTTGAGAACATCCCATCGGTTGTTAATACGGGCAGTGACAAGCGGCAGTTCGTCATTGACCGCCCGAACATTGCGAATAACGTGGATTACACGCTGCCGGTGGGTGTTTCGGTGTTTGCCAATGCGATTGACGTTCTAAGGGGCGTTGACTGCGCTTATGACTGCTATGTAAACGAGTTTGAGAATGGCCCCATGTACCTTCTGGTAAAAATGTCGGCCACAGATTGGGAAAATGGAACTCCTACGGTTGCGGACGATGACAGGCGGTTTTATCTGCTGCCGGAGGATACGCAGCAAGGCCAGCCGGTTCAAGCCGTTGCACCAGATCTGAGAAGTGAGCAGCTGAATGTCGGCTTGCAAGACCAACTGAACATTTTAGCCAGCAAATGCGGGTTCGGCGAGGCGTATTACAAGTTCGACGCGCCGGACATGACCACTGCGACGCAGGTCATTTCGGAGAACTCTACGTTGTTCCGGTCGATCAAGAAACATGAGATCATTCTTGAGCAGGTTTTAGCCGAACTGTGCCACATCATCCTCAGGATGGGCAATATCTGCATGGGGCAGAATCTGAATCCAGAAGTCAAAATCAAAGTTGATTTTGATGATTCGATCATCGAGGACAAAAACGCTGAATTTACACGCGATCTCCAGCTTCTGACTTCTGGGATCATGAATGACTGGGAGTTCCGGGCAAAGTGGATGAGTGAATCCGACGAGGAAGCCAAGAAAAATCTTCCGAAGATGGAGGATATGACCGACGAGGAGGAGACGGAAATTGAATGAAGTACCCATTCACGCCGGAAGTCCTCGACGCGCTGCCGGAGGAAGTCGCTGAACTGTTCCGACAGGTGGAGGATTTAGTCCTTGATGGTGTGTGTTCCAAACTGGAAGCTGCCAAGTATCTTTCAGCAATAACCGTGCAGGACTTGAGCAAAATGCGCAATGTCAGCACGAAAGACATTCAGGTCGCTATCCGAAAAGCCACAAAAGCCGGAGAGGCTAAAATATCCGCCATAATGGACAGTGTGGAGACGGAAAATACACGATTTTACACGGAGTTGGGTTCTAAAACCCTCTCAAAACAAATCTCAAAACAAGTCAAACCAATTTTAGAGGTTTCTGTGATCCGAGCAATACGGGAGCAGACATTGGGTGAGTACCGCAACATTACCGGCTCTATGGGCTTTCTGGTCGATTCTGGGCGTACTATGCTTGAACCGGCAAAAGCGTATCAGTGGGCGTTGGATAACGCGGTTATTCAGGTACAGTCCGGCGCGGTGAGCTATGAGCAGGCCGTGAAAGTGGCGGTCAGAAGTCTTGCAAAAAGCGGCATTAAGACTGTCAGTTATGAAAGCGGCAAGGTGGAGCAAGTCGATGTGGCAGTGAGACGGGCTGTTTTGACCGGTGCAAATCAGCTGTGCTTGAAATTCGCAGAATCCGCAATGGACAATCTTTACACAGACCTTGTGGAAGTTTCCGCCCATATTGGAGCGCGAAACAAAGGCTTTGAGCCGGAAAACCATGAGATGTGGCAGGGTAAGATATATCGGTGGGTTCAGAAACCAAGATATTCGACCGGCGACTATCCGGACTTTATCCGGCATACCGGCTACGGTTCCGGTGAAGGTTTGGGCGGCTGGAACTGCCGTCATTCCTTCCACGCCTATGTGGAGGGTGTTTCTGAGCCGACATATACGCAGGATGAGTTGGACGCGATGAAGGGTGAAGCCCGGAAAATCACGTTTGAAGGCCGGGAATATGACGGCTATGAAGCCACCCAGAAGCAGCGGCAGATAGAAAGAACGCTCCGCAGAATGAAGCGGGAGCGGTCAGCCTATAAAGCTGCTGGCCTGAAAGAGGATGCGGATTCGGCCAATATTCGTATCCGTCGGCTGACCCGGAAATACAAGAAATTTTCCAAAGTTGCCGGACTGCCCGAACATAATGAGCGCACGCGGGTACAGAACGTCTAAAAATAACAACCAAACATAAAAAACCACGATGTTTGATACACCGTGGTTTTTTTATACCCAAATTTAACACCTAAACATCAAGAGTTAGTCAATCAGGACTAGCTCTTTTTGTATATGCCGACGGGCGTTAAACGGCACTCGACGGAGTGATGAATAAACGGAGGTTTGAAAATTATGGCAGAACCTATCACGAATCCTGAAACTCAGGAACCCACGCCGGGAGCAGGCGGTGAGGTGACCTTCACTCAGGCTGAGGTTGATGCGCTGGTTGCTAGAGAAAAGGCAAAAGCGACAGCTAAAGCAACGAAGGGAATGCCCAGTGCGGAGGAACTGGCGGCTTACCACGCATGGAAAGACAGCCAGCAGTCCGAGCAGGAGCGATACGACACGCTGAAGGGCGAGCGAGACACGCTTTCCGGCCAGCTGAGTGCCGCAGAGGGCGAACGAGACCAACTGAAACGCGAACTGTACGTCATGAAGAAGGGCATTGCGGGTGAGGAGGCGGAGTTTGTGGTGTTCAAGGCCGCAAGGATGGTGGATGACAATACCACCTTCGAGCAGGCCGTCGATACCATCCTGTCCAGTCACCAGAGCAAGCCAAATGTGAGCTTCACCGCCCCGATCGGAGGGAGTCCGGCGACCATGACACTCAGCGAACGTATCAACCGAGAACTGCGCGGCAGATAAGCCGCAGAAAAGGAGAGTTATATGGCTACTGTTTCCGTTACCAGAGAAAACGCATCCCCTCTCATTAAGCCGGAGGAGAGCAATGAGATCATTCAGGCGGTTGCTGAATCCTCCACCGCCCTGAGACTGATGACCCGCCTGCCCAATATGGGTACGAACGTCCGCGAATACCCCATCATGGACAGCTACCCGCTGGCTGGCTTTGTTGATGGCGATGCCGGTTTGAAAATGACCACCAACATGAAGTGGTCTAAGGATAAGATCGTGGCTGAGGAAATCGCCGCTATCGTGGTTGTGCCCGATAACGTGGCCGCTGACGCTGACTACGACATTTTCGCGCAGATGAAGCCTCGTCTGGTCGAGGCCGCTGGCAAGGTCATTGACGCAGCCATTTTCTTTGGCACGAACAAACCGACCGCGTGGAGAGCGGGCATTGTCCCTGCTGCTGTGACTGCCGAAAACAACGTTGCGGCGACTACCGACATTGTAACTGACGTGTTGGGTGAAGGCGGTCTGATCGCAAAGGTTGAGGAGGACGGCTACTTCCCCGAAAGCATCGTCTCCGCTATCTCCATGCGGGCAAAGTTGCGCGGCCTGAAGGACAAGAACGACCGCCCTCTGTTCATGGAGAACCTGCATCAGGGTGCGCAGTACACGCTGGCCGGTATTGGCATGGAGTTCCCCCGCAACGGCGCATTTGACGCCACTCAGGCGCTGATGGTCACCGGCGACTGGTCTCAGGCCGTTTATGCCATTCGTCAGGACGTGACCTTTGACGTGTTTACCGCCGGCGTAGTGTCTGACGCAGACGGCAAGGTTGTCTATAACCTGATGCAGAACGACATGAAGGCAATCCGTATGGTCATTCGGCTTGGTTGGAACATTCTGAACCCCGTCAATGCGGTCAATCCTGACGGCACCAAGCGCTTCCCGTTTGCCGTCTATCAGCCTGCGGGGGGTTAACTGAACCGCTGAATGCAGCCGCCCCGGACTCTTTGGATCGCATGACGAAAGCGCAGCTTCTGGATTATGCGGAATCCGCCGGAGTTTCCGGGGTCAGCGGTTCTATGAGGAAGGCTGACATTTTGTCAGCAGTCAAAGGGGTGGTTTGATGATTTATGCAGACTACGACTTTTACCTGACGGAATATGACGGCAGTGTGATTGAAGCGGAAGATTTCACCAGACTAGCCAAGAGGGCAAGCGATTATATCGACTATCTTACCTTCAATCGGGCGCATGGAACTGATGACGAGCGAATCGGGAAAGCGTGCTGTGCTATTGCAGAGCAGTACATGGCGGTTGAAGCGGCTGAACGACTCGCCTTCAAAACGCTTACTTCCAGCGATGGAAGCGAGGTTCAGAGTCAGACCGTCGGGGCATGGACAAAATCCTATCGGAGCGGCGGGGAAAGCGCGGTCGGAGCCGGAAACGCGAGAACTGCGGCTATGTCTGCATTAGCTGATACAGCATATCGGTATCTTGCACCGACGGGGCTTCTCTACCGTGGTAGGAGGTGCGGCCGTTGTTCCCACACACTGTAACCGTTTACGTCACGCTCCATGAAACCGACTTGACTACCATGAAGGACGTGGAAAAGCACTATATCACGGTGCTTAAAGGCGTTCTTCTGGTAGCCAGCAAGGCGAAAAACGTCAACGAGAGCGGGCTTGAGGGTGCGGACGCAGTAAACCTTTATATTCCGCTCTCAGTTGACGCGAGAGACGGCAAAACAGGAATTGCGCAAAAATATACCGGTTCAGTGGAATGGTGGCGTACAGCCGATAAGAGCGCCATATGGACGCTTTCTAACGCGGGGAACTGCTTCTTTGTGAAAGGAGAGCACGTCCATTCTGATCTCCCCGTACAAACCATAAAGGCCATGTACGACGACGTTTACAACGTCACAAAAATTGACCTGTTAGATTTCGGCGGAGATATGGCACATCTGGAGGTGGGCGGCGCGTAATGGGTGAGATTGGCGGCTCGATCGTCATTGAGGTCAACTTGAGACCAGACAATGGCCTGAGTTCGCTGGACAGGCTGAGTGTGACGGCGCAGAGAATTTTCAACGTGACGGAGCATCATGCTGACCTTGCAGTGCAGAAGTCTATTTTCAAGCAAAGCTGCATCAAGGCAGAAAACACCGTTGCGAAGAAGATTTGCGAGGACACAAGGCCGTTTGTACCAGCGGACACAGGAGCGTTCGATAGCCAAACGATGGTTTCTGGTAACAAGGTCATTTATCCCGGCCCAAATGCGAGATTTCTGTATTACGGGAAGGTAATGGTAGATCCTGAAACCGAAAGCCCGTTTGCACCGGCAGGCTCAACGAAAGTTGTGACGGATAAAGACCTTGTTTTTAAGACGGCAGTTCACGGAGACGCGCAGGCTTTCTGGTTCAGGGCCAGCAAGGCAATGAATCTGGAGGAATGGAAGAAAACAGCGCGACGCAGTATCGCTCATGGAGGTGGTCGAAAACTTGACTAAAATCAAGGGCATCGTCTCTCAGTCTGAGGTCGATGCGATTTCCCGGTATATGACCAAATGGGCGAACACGTTCCCTGACAGGCCCGTTGTGGTCATTAACTATGAGTTCCTGAACGTCAGCTCAGGTGATGAGACGGCTATGGCGCTCTCTACCATTCAGGGGACGTACATCACAAGACGCTATATTTTGAGCGGCTACCGGGCAGAGTATCAGTTCAAGATCATTTACCGCATCAAGCCCGGGAACAGCAATGATAAGCGCCTGAGTGCCGACGAACTGCTGAATCAGTTCGGGGAGTGGGCGACAAACCATTTACCCGAACTGGCAGAAGGAATGAAGGCTATTAAGGTCGAGCAGACCGCGCTCGCATCCAAGTTTGCGGAATACGCAGACGGATATGAGGACTACCAAATTTTAATGAAACTGACATATGAGGTGAATGTGTAATGGCAGATACTACTTTTAACACCACTGCGGGTCAGACCATTGCCCGCGAATTGATGATCGCTTACCTCAACACCGGCGAAGCCAGCAAACCCGTCTGGTCTCCGCTGGGTAAGCGCGTTGAGGAAAGCTCCGCTGAGATGGACTGGGGCGAGGAGACGATTCAGGACGTTCTGGGAAATACCTATACCAACCTGAAAAAGCCTACGATCACGCAGTCTTTCGACCCCTGCAATCTGGACGCTGGCGATGCCGCCATTGTGAAGGTGTGGAATCTCGGCGTGAAAGATCAGAACGCACAGGCGCTGGCGAACATGGATATGCTCATTGTCCATAAATACGCTGGTGTCTCTGGGGCCAACTCTTGGGCGGAGCGCTATTCCGCCTGCGCTGTCAAGCCTACCGGTCTCGGCGGTGAGGGCGGCGGAAACATGGAAATGCCCATCGATGTGACCTACGGCGGAACTCGCACGGTCGGCACTGCGGCTATTACCTCTACCGGCGTGACCTTTACTGCGGAAGGCGGCGAATAAGAATGGCTGAACTTCTGAGCTTTGACACTGGCCTTGTAACATACACCCTGAACGGCAAGTGCGAGGTCACGTTCAATCCGACGGACAGCTTTTTTGTGGAACGTATTTCCGGTGTGTTCGATAAGCTGGACGAGCTTCAGGAGAAGTATACCGCTGGTGTGCAGAATGTTGATGGATCTAATGTGTATGAGTTCGCCCGGAAGTGCGACGCGGAGATGCGCGATCTGATGGACACTTTGTTTGACTATCCGATCTGCGCGGACGTGTTCGGCGAACTGAATGTGTATGCTTATGCAAACGGTCTGCCTGTGTGGGCAAATCTGCTTATGGCGCTGGTAGATGTCATCAACGGTGCGTTTGATAACGAACCGAAGCTCACTAGCAAGCGCATTGAAAAGTACACGGCCAAGTATCGCAAGAAAAAGTAAGGATAGGAGCGCAGCATGAACTACGGCTTACCTACATCTGTAGAAATCGACGGCGTTGATTATGCAATTCGATATGACTTCCGGGTAATTCTGGACATTTTCGAGGTGCTGAATGACCCGGATTTGGAGCAGTGGGAACGTATTCTTGCCGCGCTCCAAATTTTTTATGTCGATTTTGACCTGCTGACCGACTACAACACCGCCGCTGTGGAGTGTTTCAAGTTTATCAACGGCGGGAATGAGGACGATACGCAGAAGAAAAGATCCCCCAAGTTGCTGGACTGGGAACAGGATTTTCCCTATATCGTCGCTCCGGTCAACCGTATTCTCGGTAAGGAGATCAGGGCAATCCCGTATGATGATGAAACAAACACTGGTGGCCTGCACTGGTGGACATTTCTGTCTGCCTACACCGAAATTGGAGAGTGCTTTTTCGCCCAAGTTGTGCGCATCCGGGACATGAAGGCCAGAGGGAAAGCGCTAGATAAGAGCGACCGGGAATTTTACAACAGGAACGGGGACATTATCGACATAAAAACGCATTATTCAGACGCCGAACGCGACCTTCTGAGCGCATGGACGGGGGAGGTGAAGTAAATGGCAGATGAAGGAATTGATATTCCGGTAAATCTCGACATTGATGACGCGGAAAGAGAACTCCTGAAACTGCAAAAGAAAATTGGCCGCACAAAAATCAGTCTTGATGTGGCGATCGGAAACAAAGAAGAGTTAAAACGAGCACTCGCAGAGAATGAGGCCGCAGCTGCTGCAATTCGGGCTAAACGCGATAACGGAACATGGACAGGTGCAGATTTTCGTGCGCTGGAAAACCTGTCGCTTCAGTGGACGCAGATACGAAAGCAAATCGTCGCAGCTGATGCGGCCGAGAAGGGCTATACCGCGCAAATTGCGGCGGCTGAAGCCGAGTATGCAAAGCTTGCGCAGGCAATCGAAAGCAAGGAGACAGAAACAGCCGTTTCCGCGCTCCGAGATAAATTTCATGCACTTGGCGAGGAGCTGGTAAAGCCGATTCAGCGGATTCAGGTAGCTGCCGACCCGCTGCTCACGAAGATGGAACAGGTGGGTAACGGAAGCGCGTTCGCAGGGCTAGTACATACTCTCATGTCTCAAGTCCCAACTGCATTTGAAGTAGCAAGGGCGAAAGCGTCTTTGCTGGCAGACAAGGTAAAGGAGTTAGGTCAGGAAGAATATGTAGGTAAACGAGTAGCCCCAACGTCGTTTCTGGACGCCATTTCCAGCGGCATTGATACGGTAAAGGGCAAACTTCACACGCTGGGTGCATCTATATCTGATGTGTTAAATCAGGCGGGTGATGGGAACAGGTTTGCTGGCGTATTTGTTATGATACAAACCGCATCTATAAATGCCACGAATGCGCTGAAGAGACTCGCGTCCAACCTGAATGATGTCACAAATGCAAGCGGCATACTCAAGTCAGCGGGAAGCCTGATAGGCTCTGGGTTTAAGGAACTGGCCAAGTTGCCACTGAAGGGCTTGCAGGCCGGTTTGAAGGGCATCGCCAGTCTTGCCCTGAGAGCCGGTTCCGCCTTGAAAAGCATGGTTGGCAGTGCTGTCAAGAAGGGACTCAGTTCCCTCGGCAAGTCGCTGAAGAACGCCGCAAAGCATCTGCTCGGTTTGGGCGATAGTTCCAAAAAGGCAAACGGAGGCTTTGCATCCGGCATTTTCACGATCCTGAAATACGCACTGAGCATCCGATCTCTTTATATGCTGGTTCGCAAGCTGAAAGCCGCCCTTGTGGATGGATTCAAGAATCTGGCGCAGTTCTCCGGGCAGACTAACTCGGATATTTCAATGGTTATGTCCGCATTGACGCAGCTGAAAAACAGCCTTGCAACAGCGTTTGCGCCTATTCTGTCCGTTGTAGCCCCCATTCTTACGACCTTTATCAACATGATGTCCTCAGCGGCAACGGCGGTAGCGAGGCTTACGGCGGCTCTGACGGGCAAAACATCCTTTGTCAAGGCAACGGCTGTTCAACAGGACTACGCCGCAAGCCTGAACAACACGGCCAGTGCGGCAGGAAGCGCGGCAGATGCGGCTCAGGAAGCATCGAAGACGCTGGCTGGATTCGATGAGATCAATAAGCTCGACTCTCCGTCCGGTAGCTCCGGCGGTGGTGGCGGAGGCGGCGGCGCCGGTGGCGGTGCTGGCGATATGTTCACCACGGAGCAGATCGAACCTCTGAACTTTGATTCGTGGGGCGCGGCGTTTTCCGCGTTCTTGGACAAGCTGCTGAATGACGGCATTCCGATGTTGAAAAGCGCTCTTACTTCTCTTGCCGGGTGGATCAATGACTTCGCGGCCAACGTGGCGGAAATGTTCACCTTTCCGGGAGTTTATGATAAGGTCGTTCTGCTTGGACAGGAAGTCGCCTTTGCGTTCAACGATTTTGTGAATCAGATCGACTGGGCGACCATCGGAACGGCGCTGGGCGCTGGGTTTGATTTGGCGCTGGCATTTCTGGCAAACCTGATCTACAGCTTTGACTTCATGAATCTTGGCACAAGTCTGGCGACCATGTTTAATAATGCTATCTCCAAAGTGAACTGGACGGCACTTGGCCAGCTATTTTGGGCAAAGTTCAAGGTTCCGATTGAGACATTGGCAGGCTTTTTGCTAAATCTTGATATGCCAGAGCTTGCGCAAGCGGCAGGAAATGTCGTTGTTGGCTTTGCCAATGCTGCGGCAGACACGATCAATAAAATTGATTGGGGCGGACTGGTTGTACAGGTGTTCACCTTTATTCGCAATGTCGATTGGATTGGGTTAATCGAGTCACTGTTTGAGTTGGTCAGTTCTGGCATAAGCGCGGGCTTTGAGATTATTGGCGCACTTCTTGGAGAGCTTGTGCTCTCCCTCTGGGACATCATCAGCAGTGCGTGGGATTCCGTTAAAAACTGGTGGCTTGAGAATGTTACAAATAGCGGCAGGAGCGTTGCGGAAGGATTGCTCCTCGGTATTTGGAGCATTCTGAAAAGCGTTGGCGCGTGGATTAGAGATCATATCTTCCTCCCCATCTGGAACGGCATCAAGAGAGCGTTCGGCATTGCATCTCCCTCCAAAGAGATGAGAACCATCGGCAACTACATTTCCGAAGGTTTGCTGCAAGGCGTTAAGGACAAAATTGGCGCTATCATTCAGACGTTTCAGGGCTTGTGGACAAGCATTAAGAACGTATTCGCAAATGTGTCCGGCTGGTTTGAAGGTAAGTTTTCTGCCGCGTGGCAGGCTGTAAAGGACGTTTTCTCCACGGGCGGAGCAGTGTTTGACGGTATTAAAGAAGGCATCCTGAGCGGGCTGAAAACCGTTGTAAACGGGCTTATCTCCGGAATTAACCGGGTAATTGCTGTCCCGTTTAACGGACTTAATTCTGCTCTGCGTTCCATCAAGCGCGTCAGTATCGCCGGGCTGAGGCCGTTCAGTTGGTTACCGACTATTTCCGTTCCACAGATTCCCCGTCTCGCGCAGGGCGCAGTCATCCCACCGAACAAGGAGTTCCTTGCTGTGCTGGGCGACCAGAGGAACGGAACGAACATCGAGACTCCTTTGTCTACGATGGTACAGGCATTCAAACAGGCAATGGCTGAAAGCGGCGGAACCGGAGATATTTACATTTACCTTGATAGCGATCAGATCGCGGCCAGAGTGGAAAAACGGCAGAAGCAGAAGGCGATTCGGACGAACGGGATGGTGAAATCTTACGCATGACCTTGATTAAAGTAGATGGAACGGCGCTTCCAACCCCACTGGCGGACGGATACACTATTTCACGCTCCGACTTGGACGGAAGCGCAACCGGGCGTGGAGAAGATGGAGTCATGTTCCGAGACCGGGTGCGGGAAGGCGTGTACAAGATTGACTTGAAATGGCATCTCTCGATGGATGAATTATCTTCTGTTGTGCGTGCCATTTCTCCCGCATCGTTCACGGTTGAGTTTTTCGACTTGACCACTTGCGCCTTTGTGACCAGAACTATGTACGCTGGCGATAGAAGTGGTTCCGTCGTGAATTACATTGACGCAAACGACCCTAGCTCTGCGATCTGTGAGCTGTCTTGCAATTTTGTTGAGCTGTGAGGTGGTAATTTGTACGCAGTTTCCGATTCTTACAAAACGGCTATATCGGCGAATGTACGGTATGGTCAGGCAATCAGTGGGCAGATTACACTTAACAATGGGACTCAGATTGCTGTCAGCAATCAGAATATCGTTTCCGGAAGTCTGATATATACAGCTCAGATCGGTGATGGATTCGGCGTTGGCGGCGCTACGGCGGCACAGCTGGAAATGGGGCTGATTACAGACCTTGAAAACCCATATAGCCTCGAAGGCGCAAGAGTAACCGTTACATACGGTATTTCTACGAGCGCTGCATCAACCGAGGATGAGTGGGAATGGGTGCCGCTGGGCATCTTCTATGTGAAAGACATCGAGCGCTGTTCTGGCTATGTGCGCCTGACAGCACTCGATTCTTTTGTGCAGATGGACGTTGATATGGGGGACGCAATTACCAGTGGCACGTTGGATATGATTATCCGCTCCCTTTGCTCAAAGGCTGGTATCAGCTCTAACTTGGGGAATTACTACGAATTTCCAAACTGCGAAACGGAATTTAGCCTTCCGGCGGATAGTGAAGTAGAAACACTGAGAGATTGCCTTATGTGGGCGTGTCAGCTCTTGGGGTGCTTTGGGCGAATTAACCGAGAGGGCATTTTTGAGCTGGTGCATCTCCGCAGCGATTCAGTCCGAACGATTCTCCCTGGCGAACGATCCGGTACTACGACAGTAAATGATACCTTCTCCAAGACAACGAAGGTAACTATGTCTATCGACAATACCGACTATGCCGCGGGAACATCCGGGCAGACGCTGGAACTGGATGAAAACCCATTCCTGAAGGGCGTCGGCACGGACGCGATTCAGTCTGCGCTGGATGCGATTCTGGCAGAAGTGAAGCAGGCCGGATTTACTCCGATGAGCTGTACGCTGTTCGGTGATCCTGCCTTAATGCCCGGAGATTACATTACGCTGACAAATACGGCGGCACTTGACGGTGACCCGGTGAGCATAATTACATCCATGACGTGGACTTTCCGTGGAACGCAAAGCATCGAAGCAGAGGGCTTGGATGATGCGTCACGTCGCTATTCACAATCCGACAAAGCGGTTTCGGCGATCAAAGCGGCGGCAGACGCGGCAAAAAAGTTAGCCGAAGCTGCAAATAACTCCACACAGCTTCTAAATCAGGCTATGGGCGGAAATATTCTGATTCGCAAAGATACAGGTGAGCGGAATGAAGTCCTTATCATGGACAGCACAGACCCTGAGAAAGCCGTTAAAATCTGGCGCTGGAATATGGGCGGGTTCGGCTATTCCAATAACTGCACAGGAGCGGACAACCCAGACCGCGAATACGAGGTTGCGCTTACGATGGACGGAGCTGTTTCCGCCGACTTTGTAAAAACGGGAATCCTGCAATCTCAGAGCGGATCAACCTGGATTGATATGGACAACGGCAACTTCAACTTTGGCGGAATGTACTACGACAACGGCACAGGCCAGCTGACGATTGGAAGCCCAGACAGCACGCTTCAAACCGTGTATATGGGCGGGAAAATCAGCTTTCGATCCGACGGGGAAGAAGTGGCGTACATTAGCGGCGCGAGCAATCGCTTGTATATACGGTACGCTTATATCACAGAAAGTCTCCGTATCGGTAGTTTTGCATTCGTCCCCCGCAGGTCTGGAAACCTGAGCCTGATCCGCGTACACGAAGAAGCAGAAAACATCTCCAACGTCGTTGGTGAAGCCGTTGCCGGAAGCGCTGAACTTGACAGCGGAGACCGCCTCACCGCAGCCCGCCTGAATGCGATTGAGGAGAGCAACGCCAGTACAGACAGCAAAATCACCGCCGTAAAGGAGGCCATGCAGTGAGTTACATAAAGAAAACGTGGAGCACCGGCGATACGATCACGGCGGACGCGCTGAACAATCTGGAATCCGGTGCAAGTGCGAATGCCTCCGCCATTGCGGAGATTGAGAAAGAGCTGCCATCTTACGTCGGCGCGGATGTGCCGCGCAAGGCGGCGGAAACCATCACGCCCGGCACGGAAAATCAGACGATTGCTGCGAACCAGTATCTCACCGGAGTACAGACCATCAAAGGTGACGGGAATCTGAGCGCTGGGAACATCAAAAAGGGCGTATCCATCTTCGGGGTAGCTGGAGAACTTGCAAATTCTGGCGGCGCAGTGTCTAAATCCGGAACAGTAACCGGCAATGGCGGAGAACAGACCATTGATACGGAGCTTTCTAACATCCTTGCGTTTTTGATTACATCAAGCAATCTCCCCAGCGCAACTGGTTTGTATTACCTCGTATATATGCAAAATACCTTGAGGGCGACAGGAGTCAGCAAGGGTCAGTATTTTGATAGCTACTATGTGACAACAGACTTCAGTACCGCGTCTATCTCCGGGGGACGCGTGACCTTAAAATCCTCAAACGGCTACTATAAACCGATTAACAATGCGCCCTATAAATGGTACGCCGTCGGGGAGGCCTGACATGGCAATCTACTCAAATCAGGCGTCCAGCAACCAGTACATTACAATCGAGCTGGAGACTCGGGTGGACAGGCAGTCCGTCGAGAATAACACCACTACGGTCAGCTGGTGGCTGAGAGTCCGCAAGTCCGGCTCCTCCACATCGGACACATGGGGCAACTGCTCCTACGCTGTCAACATCGGCGGAAACGCTTACAGCGGCAGCGGTCAGGTACGGGTCTCGCCGGGCGGGGCAACAAGTCTGCTATCCGGCACGACTACCATTGCGCACAACTCGGATGGCTCTATGGCGCTCAGTTTGAGCGGCAGCGTATCCGGCAAAATCACAGGCAGTGTGTCTGCAAGTCAGACGCTGGACACCATCCCACGCGGCAGCGCGATGACCATTGACGGCGGCATAATCGGCTCAAAGGTGGTGCTGCATATTTCGGCGGAGTCCGACGCCTTCCGACACCGTGTTGTCTACACCTTCGGTTCCGCCAGCGAGTGGGTGCTGGATGACAAACCGTCAGGCTGGTACGAGTGGTACCCGCCTGAATCGCTTGCAGAGCAAATCCCCAACGCGGTGTCCGGCACGGGAAAGCTCCAACTCATCACCTATTCCGGGGGTAACGTGATCGCAACTCAGGATTTTCCAATCACGCTGTCTGTCCCGGACGATATGGTTCCCAGCATTTCAGACGTTGCCTTTTCGGAGGCGGAGTCCGTTATTGCAAAGCAATTTGGCGTATATGTACAGAACAAATCGCGGCTGAATGTAAAGATCACTGCGTCTGGCGCTTACGGCAGCAAAATCTGGGACTACGCCACATCAGTAGGTGGGGTGAAATATTCCGGGCAGTCCATAACGACCAATACGATCACGACTTATGGCGTCATACCGGTCTATGTGAGCGTAACGGACACCAGAGGCAGAACGGCAAGCACGGAAGTTACGGTATACGTCGAGGGGTATCAGAGGCCGACGATCAAATCATTTGCGGTTAACCGTGCCACAAAAAGCGGAACATATCAGGAGGACTCCGATTATGTGCTCGTTGAATACAGCTATGCGATCTCGGAGGTTGACCGAAAAAACACTCATGCGGTAACGATTGAGTACAAGCGGAGCACGGAGACGGAGTGGACAACGCTTTTGACAGACCCCGCATACAGCAAAGAAACATCCGTAGTTCCGGACACTGTGTTTTCCAATGACTATCAGTATGATTTCCGGCTGGTCGTTGCGGACTACTTTACCAGCGACCGCAGGACTGTATCCGTCCTGTCTGCAAAGGTGATCCTTGACCTGCATGCGTCAGGTGACGGGCTATCCCTCGGAAAGACAGCGGAGCTGGAAAACGTGTTTGATGTGGGATATGACACCAAGTTTCGCGGGAAGGTGACTCTGGGCGACAATCAGATCAGGGACATTATGACCGAGACCGGAACCTATGGGGACTGGTCATACGTCAAGTGTGCGTCCGGCCTTGCCATGATGTGGTGCAATGTGACAGCGGAGTATTCCGCCGCATCCGTGCTGGAAAAGTGGGTGAGCTATCCGTTCGCCCTGCAAGCCGGTGTGGCGGTCTTCGGAACGCTCGAGGGTGTCGGAAGCAATGCCGGTGCGGCGCTTGGCTGGAATGTGAAGGTTGTCCCGCAGAGCGATAACCAGAGCGCCCGCGTATTTGTGCATAACCCATCCGGCAGTTTCGGCGGCGCAGATGCGCTTACCGTGTCGGTGCTGGTGCTGGGAAGGTGGAAGTAAAGGAGAGACGATGGAATGGATAAAAAGGTATTGGATTGAAGCCGTGTTCGGTGCTGTGATCGCTGCTCTTAGCGGAGCGTACCGCAAGATTGCCAAAAGGCTGAAAGCCCGGCAGGCTGAAGATGAGGCAATCAAGGACGGCCTGCTTGCCATCCTGCACGACAGGCTCTACACGGAGTGCAGCAGACACATTGATGCGGGACAAATCGACCTGACGGCAATGAAGAACATCGAATACATCTACAAGGCGTATCATGCGCTCGGCGGAAACGGAACCGGCACGGAGTTGTATAAGCGGGTGAAAGCGCTCGACCTTGAAAAGGAGGAATATAAATGAAAGAGAACTGGAAAACGTGGATCAAGGCTGCGGGAATCCGCGCCATCAAAACCATCGCCCAGACCGCCGTGGCCACCATCGGTACCAGCGCGGTGCTGGGAGATGTAAACTGGGTGGCCGTGGTCAGCGCGTCGGTGCTGGCGGGCGTGCTCAGTCTGCTGACCAGCGTGGCTGGCCTGCCGGAGGTGGAGGTGTAAGACATGCCGGACAAGATCGTCCACAAGATACACCTGGATCGGTACGCACCTATGCCCGCCCAGATCCAGCTTGGTACAGTCGAGAGCTATGGCGTGGAGCAGATTGCCGTTGTCTCCGGTGCCGGTTGGGACGGGCTTGACATTGTAGCGGTGTATCATCCGCCCAAAGCGGCGGAGCCGGTGCGTGTGCTCGTGCCGTCAGACGGACTGTCTGACGTGCCCCCGGAGGCAACTGCGTCTGCTGGCCGTGGTGCGCTTGTGATCGCAGGTATGGCGGACGGTGTGCAGATTGCATCCTGCAATATCGCCTACACGGTGATTGCGCAGGCTGGCACAGACGGCACAACCAGCGACGCGCCAACGCCTGATCTGGTACAGCAGATCTTGTCTGCCGCGAATGGTGCGGTCAAGACCGCCGATGGAGTCCGTGCGGACATGGACAAGGTGCTGGAGGCGGAGTCTGGGCGAGAAACCGCCGAAGCCGACCGTGCGGAAGCGGAGTCTGAGCGCGTCACGGCTGAGACGGCCAGAGCGGAGGCAGAGGCTGACCGCGCCGCCGCTGAAAAAAAGAGGCAAACCGCCGAAAGCGCCCGTATTGTCGCCGAGAATGACCGTCAGAGCGCGGATACAGCCAGGGCAAAAGCGGAAACAGCCCGCGAAAGTGCTGAAACTGACCGGGCAACCGCAGAAGCCGCTCGCGTAAAGGCGGAGGAGAAACGCGCAGATGACGAAAGGTTACGAAAGGATCACGAAACCCAGCGTGTTACCGATGAGACCGCTCGCCAGACTGCCGAGTCCAAACGGCAGGAGGCCGAAACAGCCCGAGCTGGCGCAGAATCCAAACGTGCCGCAGCAGAGCAGTCCCGTGTCAAGGCTGAAACTGATCGTGTGACCTCTGAGACGGCCAGAAAAGACGCTGAATCCGAGCGTGCCAGCACCGAGCAGGAGCGGCAGACGGCGGAACAGGGGCGTGTAGAAGCCGAATCTTCCAGAGTGAAAGCAGAAGCGGAGCGCGAAAAGCAGCTGCCTGCGCTAAAGGCGTCCGTGGACGAACTGCAAGCCAGACAGAATATCCTTGTCGGCAGTGAGACTGGCAACCCGGTCAGCTGTAATGACGCATATTCCGCCCCGCTGTGCGGCCTGACCATATACGGCAAGAGCACGCAGGACGGGACGCCGACACCAGATGCGCCTGTGCCTATTGTGAGCGCAGGTGACGGTGGAACTGTAGTTGTTACGTTGGGAGACGGCGGCGCCAAAACGAAAACCATCACCCTGTCCACGCCGGGCGGGCTACCTGGTATCCCGGTAAAGTCTGACGGCAACTACACTGACCCACAGGGCCAACAGTGGGTGTGCGACGAGGTGGACTTGGAGAGAGGGGTTAAGGTGCAAAGGATAACAACAATAGTTTTTTCCGACAACAATAAGTTTGATCTGAGATCAACCAGTGACAGTACCAAGTATCGCTTTAGTATTGTAACCGATGGATTAAAAAAAGCAGATTTAAAGACTGCTGATTCAAGCGCGTTTTGTTCGGCTTTAGCGCTTGGTGCCAAAGATAGTACATGGTCTACACCTAATACTTTTACAATCGGTTCCGATAGAATCGGTTCCGTTGTACAGTTATACGTTAGATTTGAAAACATCAACTCTCTGGACGAGTTACAGCAATATTTGCAACGATCGCCCATGTCACTAACCGCAATTCTTGTCACCCCCATCGAAACCCCGCTTACCCCTGCTGAAATCGCCGCCTACAAAGCCCTCACCGCTTATGCGCCTGACACTGTGGTGCAGGCCAGCGATGGCGCTGGCATCAAGCTGGACTACCAGCGGGACGTAAATCTCGTCGTCAAAAATCTTGAGGACGCCATTGCGTCCATGACTACCACATAAGGAGGTACTTATGGCAATTAAATCCAAAGCCCGACACGACCTGACCCTGCGCTCCATCAAGCGGGAGATTTCCGCCGGGCGCGACGTGGCCTATTGGCTGGATAAGGCGTATACCCATCTGGACAGCGGCCTGCTGACGGAGGACGACATCGCCGAGATCGAGGCGTTGGCACAGGCATATTACGACGCGCTGGACGCCGCATCCGCGCCAGCAGAAGAAGAGGAGGAATCCAAATGAAAAAGATCAAGTATCTCATCGTCACCGCCGCCCTTGCGGCCTGTCTGATCGGCAGTGCATCCGCCGTCACGCCCACCCTCAAGCCGCCCAAGCTGCCGACGCTGCCGAAAATCAGCGTGACGGTGCCGACCATCAAGTTCCCGGACGGCTATTTCGCCGGTATCGTCGGCAATGTGAAAATCCCGGTGGACAAGCTGCCTAAAATTAAGTAAGGGGGAGATTACATGAGCGTAACCATCGGCCACGCATCCATTGACGAGCGCGGTAAGGCTTCCGGCGGCAGAGCCGGTGACCAGACCGGGCGCGAAGTCTGCACCCGCGGCTGGTATAACAAAGGCTGGAGATACTGCCTGCGCCCCAAGTCTGCCAGTGTGGCGGAGCGCATGGCGAAAGCCTGCGAACAGGGCTGTGCAAACAACAAAATCGGTTATGACCAGAGCCAGCGCAACTCCCTGCATTACTACGCAAAGCGGTGCGGCTACAATCTGGCCATTATCAACACCAAATGCGAGACGGACTGCTCTGCATTTATGACGGTCTGTGCCCTTGCTGGAGGTATCTCCGCACTGGAGTACAGCGGCAATGCACCCACCACCAGTACGATGGTGGACAAGTTCCGTGCGACCGGCGCGTTTACCGTGCTGACGGACAGTAAATACCTGACCGGCGACGCCTATCTCAAGCGAGGTGACATCCTCGTTAAGCCGGGTAGTCACACCGTCATGGTGTTGTCCAACGGCTCCAAAGCGGGTGCGACGCCTACGCCTTCCGCTGCTCCTACGCAGTCCGGCAAGCTGACCGTAGACGGACAAATCGGGAAAGGCACCGTTAAGGCGTTTCAGCAGCTTCTGGGCACTGCGGCTGACGGCTATATTTCCGGCCAGTCCGCATCCTGCAAAAAGTATTGGCCTGCGATTTGCGGCTCCGCTTGCGGCTGGACTGGCGGCAAGTCTCAGTTTGTGGCCGCAATGCAGTCCGCCGTTGGCACGTCTGCTGATGGTCTGCTGGGCAAGGGCACCGCAAAGGCGTTGCAGTCCTTCCTGTGCGGCGAGGGGTTCCCTTGTTCCGTTGACGGTATATTCGGCACGGAGTCGGCAAAAGCGCTTCAGCGCTGGCTTAACGCATGACCGACGCTATTCTGGCCGAAACCCGGCTTAAAATCATCCGCATCCTGCTGGACGCGCTGAATGAACTTGACCCTAATCCGGCGGACGTAAAGCGCCGCCTGAAACGGATTGCACGGTCTTATGACCTCGCAGAGCTGATTGAGTCCGCGAACCTGGATGATGTCACAAAGGACATCTTGCACAGGCGCTTTTGCAAACATCAGGATTATGCTACGATTGCCGACTGGGTTGGCTATTCTGAGCGCACGATCCGGTCAAAAGTTGATGATGCAATGCCTATCTTAACCAATTTAATTTAGTTTCCTCCTTTTGGGCGGTGAGCTTCGGCTTGCCGCCCATTATTTTTTTGCCCATGCGCAAAATAGCACTTTACGCACCGCACAATGTGTGGTATATTTGTATCATCACGAGGTGAACACCTCAGAACAAATGGAGGAAAACATTATGAAGCTGACTGACGGCAAGCGTACCGTAGAAATCACAATCCGCCGCTGGAACGGCTCCGGCTATGATCCTGATTGGAGCATGGACTATTTTTGCGCGGGCTCTCTCCCTTATAACGAGGAAAAGGACGCCTATATCGTCGATGATGTGCAGTATTGCATCGACATGGCCAACGGTACCGACCCTGAAGGCGCGTGCGGTGTCGAGGATGAGGACGGCAACTGTGTTGCCGATGAGAATATGTGCGTGGATGTCGAGGAACTCGCATAAGGAGGGTAATTAACACCATGACCGATAAACAATACTACACTATTTTCTCCGACGCGGCCAGCTCCACAGGCAATCTTGACTGCTCCGCCTTTGTCTCTGACTGGGCAACGTCCAGCATCTGGGGGGATACCATTGAAGCCCCAATTCCACAGGGCCGCATTGATGCAATTAAGGCAGTTTGGAATGATGCACATATTACTATTCGGGATATTCGGGCAAAGACCGGGTTAACTCAAGCGGCATTCGCAGTCCACTTCTGCATTCCCAAAAGAACCATCGAGGCATGGGAAACCGGGGATAGAAAGTGCCCTCCGTATGTACGCCTTTTGCTCGCACGCGCAGTCGGGCTTGCGAAAGAAAACAATAACGGCTAAATTAAACAACAGCTAAATTAAACTAAATAAAGCCAAATAAAGCTGAATAAAGCTAAATTACACCCCGCTGAATCCGATAAAAACGGATTTGGCGGGTTTATTTTTTCCCCCTCGAAATCGAGGGGGTTATTTTTTTGCCGTTTTTCATCCGCTTTGCCGCCGAAACGCTCCCCTGAAATGCCGGATAATGAGGGGGAAAGGAGAAGTCCTATGAAAGCGTTTGAACGGCTGATTCGCGCCGGTGTCCCTGTATGGGAAGCGGCAGAGATCATCGAATGGTATAAGTTGCAGGGCGATGATAACGCCCTTGAAAAATACATTGCAGAGATTGAGGGCAGGAACCGTGTTCCGGCCTTATAATCCGAACCCCACCGGGAAGAACGTGGGCGACTGCACTGTAAGGGCTCTAACAAAAGGGCTTGGACGCAGTTGGGAAGATATATATACCGCCCTTGCCCTGCAAGGCTACTTGATGGGCGACCTACCTAGCGCGAACGCCGTGTGGGGCGCGTATCTCCGGCAGCAGGGTTGGACGCGGCGCATAATCCCGGACACCTGCCCGGACTGCTACACCGTGGCCGATTTTGCCGCAGAGCACCCATGCGGGACATATATCCTCGCCCTGTCTGGCCACGTCGCCTGCGTGTCAGAGGGCGATTTATGGGACAGCTGGGATTCCAGCGGAGAAGTCCCGCTATATTACTGGGAAAGGAATGAGCAGTGATGGCCTATAACCCCTATATGTACGGAAACCCCTATTATCCGCAGATGCAGTTCCAGCCGATGATGAATCAGCCTAACACCGCGATGGCGCAGCCTGCACAGCAGCAGAATATGGCACAGCCTACGCAGCAGATCAATGTGGTCGAGGTCGGCAGCGAGAACGAGGCAACAGGCTATCTTGTCGCCGCCGGTGCATCCGTCCTCCTTTGGTGGAGAGCTGGGCACAAATTTTTTTGGAAAAGCCGCGACATGAACGGATCTCCTTACCCGATGAAAACCATGTCTTACACGGACGATGACGAACCGACAGCTCCACAGGTTACGCCGGAATACATTACCCGGGACGAGTTTAACGGGCTTGTACAAAAGGTGAACAAACTGGAGCAAAAGCCCGCAAGAAGGGCAAAGGAGGCAGAGCCAGATGTTTAACGGAAACCCGATGATGCAGTTTCAGCAGATGATGAACCAGTTTCAGCAGTTCAAGCAGTCGTTTCAGGGCGACCCAAAGGCCGAGGTGGAAAAGCTGCTCCAGTCCGGCAAGATGAGCCAGCAACAGCTGAACCAGCTTCAGCAAATGGCGAAAATGTTTCAGAATTTGATGTAAATTTGTGGCCGCAAATTACAAATAAAATTAAATGAGAGGAGTCTTTCAATGAGTCTTAATTCCGATAGCGGCACTGTGATGACAATGCCGGTTCAGCCTGCCAACACTGGCAATGGTAATGGCTTCGGCTGGGGCGGAGACGGTGCATGGTGGATCATTATCCTGTTCTTGTTCGTATTCTGCGGTTGGGGCGGGAACTGGGGCAATAGTGGCTTCGGCGGCAATGGTTCTGGCGCTGTCGATGGCTACATTCTCACCTCTGACTTTGCCAATATTGAGCGCAAAATCGACGTAGTGAACAACGGCCTGTGCGACGGTTTTTACCAGCAGGCGCAGTTGGTCAACGGCGTCCAGCAGAGCATGAGCAATGGCTTTATGTCCGCTGAACTGTCCCGCGCAAACCAGCAGGCTGCATTGATGCAGCAGCTGTCCCAGATGCAGATGCAGGCGCAGGAGTGCTGCTGCGAGAACCGGGCGGCAATCGCTCAGGTGCGGTATGACATGGCCACTCAGGCTTGTGATACCCGCAACACCGTGCAGAATACCACCCGCGACATCATTGACAGCATGAACGCCGGTTTCCGGGGTATCGAACAGCGCCTGACCGCTCAGGAGATTGCCCAGAAGGACGCGAAGATTGCCGAGCAGAATCAGCAGCTCTTCGCCGCCCAGCTGGCTGCGTCTCAGGCGGCGCAGAACAACTATCTGGTCACCACACTGAGACCTACCCCAATCCCTGCGTACCAGTCCTGCAACCCGTGGGCTAGTAACGCGGCTCTGGGGTGCTGCGCCTCCTGCTGACAACTAAACACATCAGCTTCCGAGGATCACTCGGATGGTCAACCCCGTGTTGATACTGAGATTTTGCGGCGGGGTGATATGCCCCGCCGTTTTTTTGAAAGGACTGAGAAAATGGCTGAATACACAAACTCCAAGATTACGTCTGTTGCTGCCGGGCAGAATGTGCCCCTGACCGAAACCGCCGTTGCGGGCAAGCCCTGCATCGTGCATCGTGAGGGTGCCGGCATCGTTACGCTGCGTGGACTGACCAACCAGTGCAAAGCGCGTTTTAAGGTTTCCTTCGGTGCGAATATCGCCATTCCTACCGGCGGCACGGTGGAGGCAATCACCGCCGCACTGGCGATCAACGGGGAACCGCTGACCAGTGCCACGGCTACTGTTACCCCTGCCGCCGTGGAGAACTACTGGAACATTTACGTTGCCGCATTTGTCGAAGTTCCGCGCGGCTGCTGCGTGACCATTGCCGCAGAAAACACCAGTGCTCAGGCCGTCAGCTTTGCCAACAGCAATCTGATTGTCGAGCGCGTAAGCTGAGAGGAGGAGAAACATGGCGAACTACGATGACCTGATGAAAATGCTCTGCGACGAGCTGGAGGACATCAAAAAGGATATGCGGAGCCGTGGCGCGTCCGCTGAAACACTGGACGCTATCCGCGATATTACCAGCTCCATCAAAAACATCTACAAGATTGAGATGTTCGAGGAACTGGACGGTTATAGCGGAGACTGGGACGATGACCGCGATATGTACCGGCGCGGCAACAGCTACGCCAGACGCGGAACGCACTACGTTCGCGGCCACTACAGCAAAGGCAGATACAGCCGGGACGACGCAAAGTCTCATATGATCGACCAGCTGGACGAGATGATGGAGCAGGCGGACACCGCCGAGATGAAAGACGCAATCCGCCGTTGCAAAGATCAGCTCGAACGCGCATAATAAGGGGTGAGTAAATATGCTGGATGCCAAAGAGATCAACGCCGAAATTGCGCGGCTCGAATACGTTGAATCCAGCTACCCTAATTATGCGAAGCTGGCAGACCTATACATCATCCGTGACAGGATGGAAGGCAACGCAGAAAAACCGTTAGCCTACGAACGATCTTATTCTGCCGCCCCGGCGGCTGTCGCTGCTGGCATTACCGGCGACAGCGATTTTTTGCGCATGGTATCGGACAAAGACCAGCAAAAAGCGTGGGATATTATGGACGAGCTGATGGACACACTCAAGGTTGTAAACCAGCGCACATATGACAGCGTGATGCGGAAAATCAGTGCCATTTGAACGCGGTTGCTTGCACGTTACTAACAAATTTGCAAAACGCCACAAGCGGAAACCGATGAAACCACTAGAAATGCTAGATTTTTTTGAGTTGCATAATTTTTGTGACGCCGCAAGATATTAAGAACGCCTTAATATTAACATTTTTGCTCTAAACTGCCGCACCCGGATAAACACTGATTTACTAGTGATTATCCGGGTGCTATCAGTTTTCGTCCGTGCCTGTCTGCTTACGGTTACTAACACGGTTACTAGCATTAAGCACAGCCGACACAAGGGTGTCAGCGTCGCCGTGATAGTAGATTTCTGCTGTCGTGGCAAACCTTTCATGCCCCAAAATTTTCTGCAAATTTTCTGGAGCAATCCCGCTTTGCAGCGCCCAGCTGGCGTATGTGTGCCGGGTGGAATGTGGGGTCTTGCGCTTGATTCCTAGTTTGTCTAACAGCGGGTAAAAATACACCACGCGGAACTGCTGCGTATTTTTTGCCGCATACCCAGACAGGAGCCTTTCGCCATTTGCTATGCTTGCAAAATACTCAAAATACTTCTGCCCTTCCGGTCGGATCGGAATAACCCTGTTTTTGCCCGCTTTTGTTTTTTCACCTCCGATAGCGTAAGTGCCATGATAATCCTCAACAGGCAACTTAAAAAGCTCGCCGATACGCATACCAGTATAGATCAGCATAAGTATTACCCGCGCGGTGTCACTGTCATCAGCGGTCAAGGCGGCTATGTCCTCTGGCGTAAATATTTCCTTTTCCTTTGTTTCCTTTTTCGGCAATCGGACAAATGCGGCAAAGTTTGTCGTTGCGATTTCTTCGCGTATGGCCCACTTGCTCATTTGGGATGCCAGCAACTTGCAGTTGTTGAGCGTGGCGGCGGACTGATTTGCATGCGCGTCTATGACCGCCTGAAAATCGGCAGTACGCAAATCCCGAAACTTCCGTTCATGTAAAGGCTCAAACTTTTTATAGGCCGCGCCATAGCTGACTTTTGCCGCATCACCCACGGAGCGAAAATGCTCCTCGCTCCACTCGTCATACACCTGAGCGAACGTAAAATTGTACCGTTCCGCAACTGTGTGCCCCGCCAGTTTATCCAGAGTTTCCAAAGCGTCCGTTTTGCGCTCGTAATATCCGATGATGACCTTTCCCTTTGCGGCTACCCACGGCCTTGTGCGCCGTCCTGGGAGCTTGTAGACGGAGCCTGTGCCGTTTGCTCGTTTGAGCGTCTTTCTCTTTTCAGCTGCCTGCTTTTTGCCGCACATAGGACAGTATATAGCCCCTTCGGGTAAGGCGGCTTTGCATTTGATACATGTGCTCATATTTTCTTCACCACCGAGGATGTGGTATAGCTTTGTTTCCCGGCCATTACTGCCTCACGTCCCTTTTTAAGGCCGTCGTGGAAAACATCAATTATGGGCATAACACAGTCCGTGCAGACCAACAGGTTATTTGCCTCCGCCGTCTGGTATAGTATGTCAATCAGTGACGCAACGGCAAGCCTCATCGTCAGCGGCAGATGATCCAGCATAGTGAATTCTTCAGTTTGGGCTTCTATGTTCGACCCGTGTTCGCCGAACACCAGAAAGTCAAATTTTTTGATCGCATGGTCAGATGCCACATTAGATATGTAGTGCATTGCAGCCTTTCGCAGATCGCCCGCCCGGCTGTCATTTACTAGCCCGTCATAAATGCCCGGATAAAGGTAATCCAGCACATAGCGGAGCGCGTCTGCGTGGAACAGGTCGAACCACGCTATAAACTCATCAACACGAGGGGACGCTTGCCCGTTCTCATACTTTTCCCATGTGCGGAGATCAATTCCGACAGTCTCCGCCATTTTCGATTTACTGTAACCTGTCTCTAGTCGCAATTTACGCAATAAATTTGCGCAACCGTCCCGCAATTCGTCCCTTGTTCGCATAATCTCACACCTTTTCTGTTTATAAATTAAACTTATCTCCTGCACATTATCCATTAAAAGGAAAAGCTGTTTCGGGTATGATACCCAAAAAGGAGGTGCAGGAGATGAATTACAGGATAAAAATAGCCGAACATCCTGAATATGCAGACGCCCTTGTCGCAATGTTTGGAACGGACGATATAGGTCGCATATCTGAGCAGGATGCTCGGCTGTTCTGGCACTACGTTGTGCCAGAGTTAAACGATGGTCAGTTTATGGGTAATGATCCGGTCACTTGATATTCCACGAGTAACCGCAATTCTGGCAAAGGCAGACTTTCTGATTCTTGATCTTTGTCTTTTCGTTTCCGGTTGACTTTTTCCAGAATAGATTGCTGATACCAAGTGTGCTCCATCCGACAGCTTTCCGGGCCGCATTATTGACGCGGTTTCCGAAACCAATACCTTTTTTCACGGACTTACTGGACACCTGTTCCATCGAGATTGTTACATTTTCGCTTTTGCACTTAGGGCAAACCATTTTAATCACCCACAATTTTATAAATTTGCATAGCGTTCATCGAACGTATGTGCTAGAATGTGATTATCCACTAAACGAAGAGATGGGGGACTTAATCTCGAAGCGGATTCCCGACGTTGTCCCTGAACGAGCCAAGAACCAGCTTGATAAAGTCAGGCGCATTGATAAGAACAAGGAAGAAAAGACCTCCCAAGATGCCAGGCAAACGCATTTCGCTATCAACAATACCACCGATAATAGCAATCCAGCAAATAAGACCAGCAATTAGGCGATATAGACCGTGCTTAATCCGACCAACATAGAACAGGTGCAAACCTATTCCACCGATAAAAAGGCGTATAATCGCTGCCTTCCTCGATTTATCACTCGTCGATGTAGTATAATTAGCCACAACGTCGCATCCTTTCACAAATAGGTGACAACACTATTGACGTATTAGAACTAATGTTCTATTATTGGATTACCAAATCAAACATACGGAGGGAAGATCAATGAACGAAAGAATCACAGAAGAAGAGCTAAACGAATATCTGGACGTCTGGAAGCAACTGAACAGTGAGCAAAAGAAATTTACTCTTGAGTATCTTCGCTCCCTTGTAGAAGTTCATAGGCAAGGCGTTTCCGCAAATCGATAATTGCACCGCGTCGCCCATCTGGGGAGAGCTGAGAAATCAGACGTATATATTCCTCAGTATCTTCATCATCCTGCACATAGCCGCTGTCCTTTTGGACGGCGGCTTTTTCAGTGCCCAACAGATAACTCATTGACACACCGAAATAGTCCGCAATTTTGTTGAGCGTTTTTGCACTCACGCCTGACTTACGGCCTGTTTTCAAATCACTCATGATGCCACGGCTTATTCCTATGTCGGTACACATCCGGGAATCGGTGACACCCTTGCGCACACACAATGCGTGGATTGTTTCGTACAAATTGCACATATGCAGACACCCCATTTTGGCATTTACTCCAAATGTACTTAGTTAAGTAATATGTACTTGACTATGTACTCGAACAAGTATATAATGGCCATTGTAAGGACGCAAACAAGTACATGATTCATTACAATCATTTTAGTACAGAGATGCGTACTTGTCAACGAAAATAAAAAAAGGAGGTGCTACATTGAGAATCCCGACGAAGTTCGGATATACCGTTAAGACAAAATTACTGGAAATAGGACAGACCCAGCAGTGGCTGTGCTCGGAAATCACTAGACGAACGGGCTTGTTCATTGATAGCGGTTACTTGTATAAAATCCTGTCCAATCAGCGTGAGGCTGCAACGATCAGGGCCGCAATCAAAGAAATTCTGGATTTACCAGATGAAGGAGGTGAAAACAAATGACATTTGATGACCTCATCGAGGAGCGTATTAGCTCACGCATCAAAGAGCTTGTTGCGGCAATGCAAACGAAGGAAACGTTCCATGATTTTAGCTGGGCACTGGATATGCTTAAGCAAGGCCGCAAGGTTACTCGTAAAGACTGGGGAGCGGACAGCAGCGAACCAAAACTTGGTCTCAACAGAAAATGGTTTGGAGCGCCGACCATTACAAGACACTTTCGTCTGATGAATGGCTGGGCTGAGGAGAAGTGGTTCCCTCTCCAAGAGAACATCCTAGCCAATGACTGGTACGAAGTGAAGTGATGCTCACCGCATCTGGGGGTCATCTGAGCGACCGACGAGGTAATCAAGGCTGACATCAAAAAAATCAGCCAGCCGAACCAGAACAGAAAGCGTCGGTTCTTTCTGCCCCTTCTCGTAATACTGATAGGCGCGGAGAGATAGACCGATAGCAGCGGCAATGTCCTTTTGAAGCAGATCACGGTCAGTTTTCAGCTGGATAATGCGTTCTGGAAATGTCATGGCGAAACCTCCAAAGAAAATTTGAAAAGCCTCTTGACGTGAACTAAAGTGCATGTTAGTATAATGACACGACATGAACTAAGGTGCATGTTAGGCTAGAAGGAGAGGAGCAAGTGAATGTGGCAATGAAAGCGGCTCGTGAGAAGTCCGGCAAGACACAAGCACAAGTCGCAAGTGAAGTTGGCGTTTCCGACAGAGCATATCTGTACTGGGAGAAAGGCCAGAAAAAGCCGCGAGTGGACGTAGCAATTCGCATCGCGGACGCATTAGGAACAACGGTGGAAGCGTTGTTCAGAGAAGCGTAGGGCGGTGATTGTCCGTTTAGGCGCGGACGCAAGGCCCCTTTCGCGCTCAATTATACCCTATTCGGCAACAAGGGGCAACCTAAAAGTCACGGTCTCCACATCTCCACCATCTCTGGAGAAAAGGGAAACGCTCCCACGGTTGGAACGTGGGAGCGCCGGGAATTACTTGCTTCCAAGCATACGGCTGAAAGCAGAGCCTTTCTCCATCAAATAGGAGAATTTCCCGTCAGGCCGAAAGTAGGCGATAGCCACAATGGCGTATCCGTCCTTCAAGTGCCTGTCCCTCTCTTCGTCGGAGAGGCAGAAAGCCTGTTTAACGATAGCGACACCTCCCTTCTTGGGGCGGAACGCCTTATTTGCCGAACAGGCATGACCCTATTTTACACGCTTGATACTTGAACCTCAACAGATGGTGGTGGAGAGGTGGAGGCCGTGACAAGGAGGAGCAGAAATGAAAATCGTAACATTAACGCTGGCCGAAGCGGTTTCCCGGCTCCATCTGGCGGGGTTGAAAATCTCCAAAGAGACGCTGGGCGCAGGCCTGAAAAGTGGCGTTTATTCATTCGGCATCGGCTTTACCGGCCCGCGTGGAGGAACCGTGTATCAGATTTTCAGCCGCCAGTTGGACGAGTGGATCGCCGAACGATCGGAATAGGAGGTGCAAGATGACCGAGAACACCACCGCCCAGCGGGCGCAGGTATTGGACTACCTCAAGCGCAACGGCAAAATCACGAGCATGGAAGCGATAGAGCTTTTCGGCTGTACCCGGTTGAGCGGTCGCATTCACGACCTCCGAACGGAAGGATACTCCATCCTGACGGAGATGACCGAGGGCAAGACCAGAAGCGGGCACCCGTGCCGGTACGCAACTTACTATCTGGACAGGGAGGAGGGATAACATGGCAAGCACTACGGTTTATCTGCTGGCACTGGGCGCGACCGGCTTTGCACTGGTCGATGTAGTCGGCGCAATGGCGGTGAGAGCGTACAGACGGCGCAGAGCGCGTCTTGCGCGGGAGGCACGGGAACGTGCCGAGGCTGAGAAAATCGCCCGTCACCAGCTGTTTTGGCGGAATATGCGGGAGACGGCCCAGCTGTAAAAAATAAGTGCCGCCCACAGTGCGCGAACACCATGAGCGGCAAGAGGTATATACAGGATACCTCTAGTATAGCGCAAGCAAGGAGGAAATGCAAGTGGCACAATATTATTATTATTGCCCAAACTGCTTCAACGTGTTTGATGAACCGGGTTTTACCCGTGAGTGGGTAGCTGACGAGTTCGGCGAACACTGCGAACTGTGGAGCTGCTGCCCCCGGTGCGAGTCCACGGACTTTGAGCAGGCGGAGCAGTGTGAGGACTGCGGCGGATGGCTTGCACCTGACGAAATCAACGCCGACGGTCTGTGCGGGAACTGCACTTATAAGAGCCTGACGGCTCTCTTTGAAAAGAAGGTGAAAGCATGCTGACCTGTGGGGGCTATAAGATGTTTCGGGGCACGATGACAGTCACCCCGCTGAATGGCCACGAGCCGTTCGACAAGCATGGAACATGGCTGTATAAGCCGCAGTATGACTGCTGGTACTGCGACGGCACTAACAGCTATGGGGCGCTGATCTGCAGGGTAAAGGAGGATGAGACGGAGTGAATACATTTGAAGCTCTGAACTCGGTCAATGTCAGCGATAAGACCGAAAAGAAAAACGGCCTGACTTACCTTTCGTGGGCGTGGGCGTGGGGTGAGCTGAAAAAGCGCTACCCTGACAGCTATTACACTGTGTATGAAAACCCACAGGGGTACAACTATTTCACGGATGGCCGAACCTGCTGGGTCAAGACCGGTGTGACGCTGGTCGATGGCGACAAGTCGCTCGAACTGGTGGAATACCTGCCCGTGATGGACTACAAGAATAAATCCATCTCCGCAGACGCGGTAACGTCTTATGACGTGAACAAGAGTATTCAGCGCAGTCTTACCAAAGCGATTGCCCGGCACGGGCTGGGGTTGTACATCTACGCGGGAGAGGATTTGCCGGAGGAGGAACAGACTCCTAAGGCGAAGCCCCCTGCTATCTGCGAAGAATGCGGCGAAACGATTACCGCAACCAAAAACAACGACTACGATACCATCATCCGAAATGGAATGCACTTCAACAAGCATTTGTGCTATGCCTGCCTGATGAAGGCTTTCAAGGCCGAGAAGGCCGCAGAAGCAAAGAAGGCTCTCGCTGCTGATGCGGAGGCACACAGCGCATGATTCTGACCTGCAAAGGCGCCGACATCAAGTATTTCGGCGGATATGTCTGCGTTCCTTGCCAGTCCCCCGGCGATACGCTGGGGGAGCTGGTGGCGGATAAGGAGTACACGGTAACGGTCAAGCGCAAGACGAAAAAGCGCAGTCTGGATGCTAACGCCTATTACTGGGAGCTATGCGGAAAGCTGGCACAGCACATGGGCGTCACGTCCGGTGAGGTCTACCGGCGGCACATCGTAGATATGAGCAACTACGAGACGTACTGCATGATGAGTGCCGCCGTTGAAGCGTTCAGTCGGCTGTGGTGCTCCGATCACTACGGCAGAAGTATAGACACTAGGGAGAGCAAGATTCCCGGCTGTACGACGGTTTTGGCGTACTACGGCAGCTCCGATTTTGACACGGCGCAGATGTCCCGGCTGATTGACAACTGCGTGCAGGACTGCAAGGCACTTGGCATTGAGACCCGCCCGGAAGAGGAGGTGCGAAGCCTATTAGCACAGTGGAAAGAGGAGAAAAACGCTGCTGGCTCTGCGGACGAACAGACCAGCGGCTCGACCGGCACCACATATTCGGAGGTACGCTGAGAAGCAAATCCGAGCATTACGGCCTTGTGATTTACCTTTGCCATGACACCTGCCATATCTTCGGCAGACATTCTGTGCATCGAGACCCGGAAACCATGCTGATCTGTAAGCGGTACGGGCAGGTAAAAGCGATGGCCGAAAATGGCTGGTCGATTGAGGACTTCATCGCGGAGTTTGGACACAATTATTTGTAGGAGGTATATAGATGCTTAATCACATCGTACTTATGGGGCGGCTTACGAGAGACCCCGAGCTGCGCCACACAAACGCAGGGACAGCGGTTGCGTCCTTCTCCCTCGCAGTCGAGAGGGATTTCAAGGACAAGTCCACTGGAGAGCGCCAGACGGATTTCATCGACGTAGTGGCATGGCGGCAGACCGGAGAGTTCGTTTCCCGGTACTTCACCAAAGGCCGTCAGGCCGTCGTGGAAGGCCGTTTGCAGATGCGCGACTGGACGGATAAGCACGGCAACAAACGCCGCTCTGCGGAGGTTATTGCGGACAGCGTATACTTTGCGGACAGCAACAAACGTGACGATAGCGCACCGGCAACTCAGCCCGCACATGACGATTTCGCTGCGCTTGATGACGACGATGATGGCGAATTGCCCTTCTGAGGGGTGAGCAAATGCGGGACTCGCTGAGGATTTGGCACTCATATATTGAGGCCGCGAGAATGCTTTCGGATGCAGACCGCCTTGCCTATTACGATGCGCTATTTGATTACGGATTTGATGGAATTGATCCGGAATTAACCGGAATTCCAGCAGCAATGTTCCTGCTCACAAAACCAAATCTGGACAAATCGATCAGCAAATCGGAAGCAGGAGCCATCGGCGGCGCAAGCAAACCGGAAGCAAAGCGTAAGCAAACGTTAAGCAAAACGGAAGCGAACGGAATCGAATGCGCAAGCGATAAGAGAATAGAGAATAGAGAAGAGAGAGTAGAGAGTATCCCCCCCATACCCCCCAAGAGGGGGCGGAAGAAAACCACGCAAGAGCTGCCTGATGCGGATTTTGATGCTTTCTGGGATTTATACCCCAAGAAAAAATCCAAAGGCGAGGCCAAGAAGGCGTGGGCGCAGTTAAAGCCTAGCAGAGAGATCATCTCGGCCATAATGGCGAAGCTGCCACTATTAGCCGCCTCCCACGACTGGACGAAGGAGGGAGGGCAGTACGTCCCTAACCCCGCAACATGGTTACGCGCCGAAGGCTGGGAGGACGAGGTGAAAGACGCTCCACGCAAGGACAGCTTTCCCACCCCGGCAAAGCCAGGCGAAGCGCCGCGTGTGCCCAGCAGGGCGAAACAGAATGCGGAGTGGATGCGGGAAATGCTTGAAAGCGACGGCGAAGAAGAACATTGAAGCGCGGCGGCGGAGCTTAGATTAGCCGAGAGCGGAAGTGCATCGGAATGGCCATGATTAGACTAGCAAAGGCGAAGCGACGCATAGAAAAGCCACGCATAGCGATGGCAGAGCAGCGAAATACACAGAGAAGCAAAGGAATAGCACTGTGGAGCTTAGCGACGCGGCGGCAGAGACAAGCGTTGAAATGCACCGGCACAGCAGAGGACAGCTTAGGCATGGCACCGCGATGACAGCCGAAGAAAAGCGTCGGCAAAGCAAAGAGCGGCCTTACGCTGATTTGCAAAGGCTGGGCAAAGCGGAGCGTTGGCAGGGCTACGTCAGGCGTGGATTAGCTGCGCAGCGGAATAGCTTTGGCATTGATGAGACTGGAGACGCTGGAATCGCAAAGCAAGGATTCGACGCGACAGGCAAAGGATTCGCGGAGCAAGGAGACACGGTGCAACGGAGAGGCTGCGAATAGCATGGCTGGGGCTATGCGGTGCAATGCAAGGCATAGGAATGGCAAAGCATCGAAACACTACGCAATGGGACTGCAAAGCGAAGCGCAGCAATGGATATGCAATGCGAGTAGATGCAGCGGAAGAGCAAAGCAAAGCACAGCAGAGGAGCTGCACGGCGCGGCCACGAATGGAAAACAACATTTTGGAGGTATAGACATGGATATTTTGAAAGCAATGACGAAGAAGCACATCCGCATGACTTTTACGGCGGAAGTTTTGGGAACCTGCTCCAACAACCCGGAGCTGCACGATGAGTTTATCGCCAGCAAAGCGCCCGACGCCATGACACGCGAACAGGAGGTTGCTGCAATCGGTGTCGGCGATTCGATTGAGAAGGGTATGACTGTTTTCCCCCGCAACTCCGATGGCGTACCTATCCTCTGGGGATACCAGATCGAGGGATTCATGAAGGAGGCTGTAAAAAATATCAAGAAGCATTGGCCGGATAGCGAGTGCGCTAGAATCAAAGCCAATAAACAGACTATCGACAATGCGATTTTCGCCTATTATAAGGCAATCCCTTATAAGGATTCCAGCAAGTATACCAGTAAGCACGGAAACTCTCCGCATAACGTCGATGGTGTTTATTACGATACAGCTATTCCGGTCAACATGAATGGCGGTGTTGTCGGTGACTGTCAGCGTCCGTTGAGAGCGCAGACGGCGCAGGGTGAGCGTGTAGCCCTCGCGCACTCTGAGAGCTTGCCAGCTGGAAGCTCGATTGAGTTTTGGCTCGAATTCGCGCCGACTCTGGGCAAAGGCATTGATACTGATGAGGTCATGCGGGAAGTGCTGGATTACGCACAGCTCAAGGGTATTGGCCAGTGGCGCAACTCCGGCAAGGGCCGAGCCGTTTGGGAGTATATCGACTAATCTTAAAATTTGAATAAGGAGGAAATATCATGGACAGCAAATACTACATTGTGAGAGCAAAGGACGCGGGTGTTTACGCGGGGAACATCAAGGAGCGTAACGGCACTGAGGTGACGATGACGAATGTGCGTCAGCTGTGGTATTGGGACGGCGCCGCAACTTTGATGCAGATGGCTCAGAGCGGAGTTACTGCACCGCGTAATTGCAAATTCACCGTCACCATTGAGGAGCTGACCATTATGGGCGTGTGTGAAATCCTCCCTTGCACCGACATTGCCGAGAAGTGCATTAAGGCGGTGGCGGAATGGAAGCGGTAAAAATCCGAGAGTGGATTAGTTCTAATTACGGTTTCGGTTACGGTTCCGGTCGCGGTGACGGTCGCGATTACGGTGACGGTCGCGGTGACGGTCGCGGTTCCGGTTACGGTGACGGTCGCGGTTACGGTCGCGGTTACGGTGACGGTTCCGGTTACGGTGACGGTCACGGTTCCGCTCTCGGTTTCGGTTCCGGTGACGGTTTCGGTTCCGGTTTCGGTTCCGGTTGCGGTTCCGGTTCCGATTCCGGTTGCGGTTCCGGTTACGGTCGCGGTTACGGTGACGTATTCAAGACATTTTGCGGAAAAGATGTATTTTACATCGACAATGTTCCCACTATTATCAATCGTATCAATGGAAATGTCGCATATGGCGCTATCATCACCGTAGATTTAAGTGTAAATAAATGCTTTGTCGTGAAGCAGGATGGAAAATTTGCGCATGGCTATTCGTTGAGAAACGCAATGTCTGCCCTCGCGGATAAGCTCTTCGAGGATATGCCAATAGATGAACGTATTGAGCGTTTTTGGACGGAGTTTAGCCCCGGTGTAAAGTACCCTGCGAAGCTGTTTTACGATTGGCATCATAGGCTGACCGGGAGCTGCGAAATGGGGCGCAGACAGTTTGCAGAGGATTGCGGAATTGATGTGGAGACCGCAGAGTACACACCGGAAGAGTTCATCGCGTTGACGGAGCACGCATACAACGGGCAAATCATCAAGCAGTTGAAGGAGGCAATGCCAAAATGAAGATGATGAAGCGCGGGCACTCGGCTCGGGAGTATATCGATGAGCAATAACGCGAAATGCCGTAGATGCAAATACGGGTTTGGGCAAGGGTGGTGCGATTACATCGGCGCGACAAACAAGCGCCGCCCATGCCCACCGGGGAAAGAATGCACGGTGTACGAACCGCTTAGAGGCGCAAAAGAGAAGAAACGATTACCGGCTCCAATGCCGAAAGCCGACATTGAGCCGGAAAAGGAGCCGTGGAATGTGACGGCACAGCTCAACGACCAGCTGACGGCCATGTGGGAGCAGGGGCTGACGGACTACCAGATCAGCGCCGAAACCGGCCTGAACCATACGACGATCGGTTATTGGCGGCGCAAGCACGGCCTGCCAACCCAGAGGGAACGAAGAAATGCTCAGGGTCACAGTTGAGGTCGATGCACCTACCGGGCAGGCTATCGGAGTGAAGGAGCAGATAGCAATGGATCTGGAACGCTGGGGCGATACAGTGGTTGTTTCCGTTGAGGAAATAACCCCGGAGCAAATGAAGTTAGGAGGCATGGCGTGAGAATTACGATTCCGGGCGCTCCACGGGGCAAGGCGCGGCCTAGAGTAACTAGGAGGGGAACTTATACCCCGGAAGAAACAAGACGCTATGAGGGGCTTGTAAGAGCTTGCTGGGCAAAAGAGGGCGGTGAGCGGTTTAAGGACGATACCGCGCTGAATGTGCTTATCATGGCATGGTGCCCCATACCAAAGAGCACCAGCAAGGCGAGGCGGCTGGGAATGCTGCTGGGGCGTATCCGCCCAGCCAAAAAGCCGGACTGTGACAACGTGGCAAAGATCATTTGCGATGCGTTGAACGGATGCGCGTACAAGGATGATGCACAAATTGTACGCTGTACGGTAATCAAGTATTACTCGGAGACTCCGAGAGTCGAGGTAGATATACAGGAGGTAAACCATGAACAAACTACAAATTACAATGACCACGGAACAGGCGCGTATCATTAAAGTTGCGCTGGAGGAGTACTTCCGCGCCCCGCTTGGACAGTGGCGCAACCTTGCTGACCGGCTGGCGTTCCGGGGCTTTAACTGGAGCAACCACACAGTCGAGGAGCTTGACAAGCGGTGTGCGAAGAAAGAATACGCCCTACACGCATTTGATGCGGCTGGAAACATCGTGATGGACAGAACTGGAACTCTCCCGCGCCCAACTGATGAGGCGATTGCGTCAGATATGTGGCGCATTCTGAGGCAGTGGCTGATGGCAAAAGAGATGCGGCAGGACATCCCGCTGGACACATACCACGAGAGCGATGAACCGCCTATCAAGGTGGAGGAGGTATCAGAATGACGCTGGAAAACAAAAAGGAGCTTGTGCGGCTCTTACATCTGTACATGGCTGATATTATGCGGCAGGATGCGGTCAAGCTGCGCGAGGCGCTGGCTGATGAGATCAAAAGCGACAAGGTGGTGGTAATGGTATGATCGTCTATCTGGCCGGGCCGATCACCGGTGTGGCGGACTATCGCCAGCGGTTTGATACGGCGGAGCGTAAGCTGACTGACCTGGGCTACACGGTCCTCAATCCCGCCATCCTGCCGGAGGGTATGAGCAAGGCGGCCTATATGCGCATCTGCATGGCCATGATCGAGAGCGCCGATGTGGTGGCCTTCATGCCCGGCTGGCAAAACAGCGCAGGGGCGAGAATCGAGGCAGACTACTGCTTTTATACCGGGCGAAAGACGTATGCACTGGAACTAGTGTTGTTAGGGGACATGGAGAAGACGGGAAAAACCGCTGAACGGAGGCAGTCATGACGAGATCTGAATATGTCCGCCTACAAGCTGAGGTTTCTGCTCTTTTCAGATCTTGACGGGGGGGACAACCATGTATGAACTGAAACCATGCCCACCATTGAAAACGTGCCCGTTCTGCGGTGGGGACGCTAAACAGCGGGCTTTTCACGCGAAATCCGGGTGGTTTGTAGATACTCGCTGCAAAGAATGCAGAGCGATGGTGACATCGCCTATATCAGAAGAGCGCGAAATAGCAAAGTTTGAATCCACAATGAAGTGGAACAGGAGGGCCGAAGATGTACCTACTCTATAACATTATCGCCTTTTGCGCCGGCGCTATTATCGGCGTAGTGCTGACCGCCTGCATCGTTGCGGCGGATTGGCACGAGAAGCCCCGGAGACACCGTGGGTGGTGGGTCGAGGACGAACAGGGCAATATGCACTGCACTAGGTGCAGTTGCAACATCGAATTCCCCAATTCTAAACCAAGCGATTACTGCCCGTGTTGCGGCGCGGAGATGAAGGGGGTGCGAAACAGTGGAAATTGTGATTCCTGACGAGCTGTATGAACTCATATGGGAAATTGAGGAGCGAATAGATACAGACAACCAGCTGACTCAGCTTGCGGAAGAAGCTGCGGAGCTGTCTCAGGCGGCACTTAAATACCGCAGGGCGATCCAAACTGCGCGATGGGAAGAGAATATCAGCCCGACGCCAAAAACTTTAAACGAAGCGTATGACAGTCTTGTGGAGGAATGCTCAGATGTTATGCTTGCTGTGCTAGTAACTACCAGACACCTAATGTCGAATGACATTATGCTCAACAAGGCCAAACGCTGGCTAGACCGTTTGAAGCACTATCGGGATGAGGAGGGTGAAAATGACTAGAAACGAAATCCTGAGAGCCGCAGAGAAAATCGTAAGCGGAGAACGACAGGAACAGTACGGTTCCCCGGAAGATAATTTTGCGGTGATTGCCCGCTATTGGGAGTGCTATCTTGATGCACGGACAAAGAACAGCGGCAGTGACGCAACGTTCACGCTTGACGCAGATGATGTGGCGGCCATGATGATTCTTTTTAAGGTTGGACGTCTGAGCACTGGTGCAGGAAGCGCCGATACATGGATTGACTGCATTGACGCGATGGAAGCCGCAGCAGACGGACTCCCAGCAGTGGAGCGCTTATGCACCGCGAATGCAGTCGGTAAGCTATGGCACTGGAGGGAAAACAACGGCGTAGAGGACTTGCGTACAGCCGTCAAATACATTGAGCATATGATCGACAGAGAGGAGCGAATGCATGGCTGATTATATTAACCGGGATGATGCGATTGCGTGGTTTACGCCCTATCTCCATACGGGAGAAAATATTCCTGCGGACGAGGTGATCTGCGCACTCAAAGAGTTCAAGCCCGTGTTTTCCGGGGAAGTGAACCAAGAAATCTGGAACCTCGCGGCTGACATTGAAGGCGAACTCTCTGTGAGCGCGATGTTGAAACAACTGGCAGAAGAAGCGTCTGAGTTAGCGCAAGCTGCACTAAAGTATGATCGTGCGCTGGAGACGGAAGTTGCAGAAAAATACATTAGCCCAACACCGAAGTCCAGCCGTGCGGCAATGGACAACCTCGTTGAAGAAATCGCCGACGTTGCGCTCTGCTTGATGGTGTTTGGAATCCCCGGATTACCGGATAAAATCATGCTGGAGAAGGCTAAACGTTGGCGCGACAGATTGGAGCAGTACGGAACAAAAACTGCTGGGGAGGGCTTATGAGCAACACAAGATACCCGTGGTGGGGGTACGTTCGGGCGGTGATACGCCTATACCCTGAGCGGTGCCGCCAGCACCAAGAAGCGCTCCAGCAGGATATAACGCCCGGCTACACTGAGCAGGTGGGAGGACATAGAGTAAACAGGACGGTAGAGCAGACCACAATCCGGGCAATGACAAGGCCTGAGTACAGGGAGTACAAAGCCGTGTATGACGCTATCAAAACGGCGGGGAGCGCGGATGTTATCCGTCTTATTACCCTTCTGTTCTGGCAGAAGCACCAGAGATATACCATTTACGGCGCGGCGCAGAAATGCAATATTTCAGAGCGTACCGCACGGCGTTGGTGCCGGAAGTTTATCATGGACGTTGGTTATAATCTAGGCGTAGTCGAATAAAAATGGCCGTTTAAAGCCGTTTTTCTGTGCTAAAATGTATAATGAAGAAAGCGGCACCAGAAGGGTGCCGCTTTTGGTTACCGGCATTGACCGGGTGGGATTAAGCATTGCGTTACGGGCAGTAGGGGCGGGGCTTGCAATGCACTAACTCAATTTTTCTGCGTCGATCTAATTTGTTTGTCGGCACTCAAATTTTTCTTGGGAAGTCACCTTCTTGAAAAATTTTTGAGAAAAAGACAAAATAGTCTCCCCTGCTCAAAAAAATTTTTTGAACAGGTTCGCACTTCCTGATTCGTGCTTTACCTCCTAAAATTTCCTGTCTCCCCCCATAGACGCAGAAAAAAGCCGGGCGGCATTGCCGCCCGGCGGGTTAGTTGTCCGTGTAATAGTCGGGGCATTGGATTACATCCGTTACGGGGTAAGTATTGCCCCACGAATGCCGCTTGCAAGTGTAATATAGCTCGACGGCTATATCTTGCGACGGGAACCACGCAAGAAAAACGTTGTCATACGCATCTACGATCTTCGCCCCGGACTTTCCCCAGTATTCGGTAAAATCGTCCACGATTTTCTCCGGGTCTGTGAAGTTCTTGAACAGGTCGTAATAGGTTGCCAGCTTTCTTTCAAGCGGCGTTGGCGGGCGCTTCGGGGTTTTCGGGCGAGGGTAAGCTGATACACGCATAATATCCCCCCTCAGATGTGAGCCAGGACGTTGAGCATAACTCGGAAAAACTCCGGGTTATATTCGTTTTGTGCTGCTGCGTCCAGCCAGTATAGCGCGTCCAGCACGTCCAAAGACTCCGCACCGCACCCGGAAGCCGCCGCAATATGCATAGCGATTTCCGCAAGGTCATGTTTTTCATATTTTCGCATTTCCTGTACCTCCATTATAGCGCAGGGGATAGGCGGATTCAATCCGCCCTTCTCAAAAAATTTTTCCATCCCGGATACGTCCGGGCGCGTGTGCTGTCTGTTTTGCGGGGTGCGCACAATCACCCCGGCGGACTTGTACCACGTCCCCGGCGGCGTGGATGCCCTGTTGCGCGATGGGTGCGCGTCATTATCTCGCCGGGCTTTTGTGTCTGTTCTGTACCCATGAGCGCCCGCCCCATGCGGGGCGGCTGGGCTTGCACCAGCGGCGCGTTATGCGTCGGCCTTGCGGGTCATTCGGTAAAGTATGCCTTGATTGCGTCAACGGCTTTCCCCGTCTCGCGGATGGGCATAATGACCGCATACGCTTCGCCGTCCCAATACGCAGCAGCGGCGGAATTTGGCCGAAGGGCGCGTAGCTCAGCAACTGCAAGCGGCTCGAGATACTTGACGTTGTAAAACGCCACAAAATCACCCTCGCGGGAATAGTAGCAACCCGCATTTTCTTTTGCGCCGAACTGAAATTTCAGCGGTGCGCACTGCATCGTGGCAGCGTCAGCAAGTGCGGCTACATTATCCGCAAAAAGCTTCGCAATATTCCGCGTGTCGTCGTCCCGCTTGCCATTGCTGTCAATAACCCAATTCCCCGGATCGCAGCAGGTGACAGGCTGCACGACTGCGCCATATTCAAGGCGATTCATGCGCCAGATAAAAAAGCCGTTGCAGACATAGATATTTCCTTCTACGCTGTCTTCACCGCTGATCTGGCAATAAATCGGGTACTTTTTCAGTGCGGCGCGGGTTTTGGTGGTATAACGTCCAGTATATTTTTTCATTTTAGTTTCCTCCATTCCTGGGGATTTAGCTTCCCACGACGCCCGAAGGCGTTTCGGCCGGTTGCTGTCCGGCTCTCGTCGGGTGGGGTTAGGCCCGGGCGGCCAAAGCCGCGCGATCCACTATGGCCTCCGCTTAGTCCTTCTCTGGCAAGTCCAGGCAAGATGCCACATAAAGCACTGTTTCGTGGCGCCCGTCCATGTCGCACCGGGTCAAAGCAACGCCGGAATAAAAGCCGCCATCATAAACGGGTATGACGTGATAGCGATAGTAGTGCCCAACAAGTTCGCCGTTGGCGGACTCGGATACCTTTTCCATCAGGTTCTCGGCTCTCTTTTTGCTAATCTTGACTTTGGATTTCATTTTGGTTTCCTCCAAAAAAATTCGGTTAATGCTTACATGGGGCGGGGTTGCTTTGGTCGGTGCAGCCCTGCTAAAGTGTCCGGCTCGGTTGTTTTAGTCTTCTGTTTTGATTCCGGCCCGCCTTGCAATTTCGCCAAGCAATTTCTTTTTGTTCTCCTCGGTTGCCGGGAGCATCCACGCAAAATTTATTTTGCCGTGCTGGTTGATCTGCGGGTTATACTTTCCGTAACAACTGCCGCCCGCGTCGGTGGCGTAAACTGTTACGCTCCACCAGTTCCGGAGCCGTTCCGGCGTCCATCCGATTTTGTGCCACAGCGCCGGAACGCTATTTTCCCCGCCGGGGTCCTCGCAGAGCATCAGCTCCACAAGCAGCGACTCACCCGCCGCCGTTTTCGGCTTGAAATGGTAATAGCTGCGCGTTTCCGTGATGCGCTCCACCGTGTAAAGATTGCTCATTTAGTTTTCCTCCTGTTTTGTGGTTTGGTTTTGTGCATGGGGTGCGGTTGCTTTACGGTGCAGCCGCTCCAAAGTGTCCGGCGGCGCGTTATGCGTCGGCCTCGTCCTCCAGCTCGTCCAGATCTCCGTCTGCCTCGATGTCGTCTAGCACGTCGGAAATGATGGAGGGGAGCAGATGGCAGCGGATGGTGACATCAAAATATTCCCAGTCGCCCGCCACGAACCGGCGCCCGATGTCGGCATAATCCGCGCCGAACTCGTCCAGCGCCTCTTGCAGTAGCTCCATGTTATCCATTACTGCTTGCATGGCCTTGTAGCTGTTGCAGTAGTAAGACCCGGAGACGTTGCCGGTTACGCCGTCATCGATCCACAGATCTTCGTTCAGCTTTTCTTCCAGCTCGTCCCGACGTCCGCGCCACTCGTCCAGGCTGTAGCCCTCTTCAATGGCGTTCCGTACATCCTGCCGCATCTCATAGCGATAATCATAATTACTCATTGTTTACCATCCTTTCAGTGTCTTGGGCTGTTGCCCTGTCCTTTAGCTTGACTACATCATAACACGGTTCAACCGCATATGCAATTGATGATCTGTACAATGTTGCACCGTGGAATTTATGCAAGATGTACACTGGACAACCGCATATGTATATGTTATACTGTGGCGGGAGGTGATAGGATGGCGAGGACGGAAGCACAAAAGCGCGCTAATGCAAAATGGGATGCGCAACATATGACGACCGTAGGCGTTAAGATGCGCAAGGACTTAGCCGCACAACTGACGGACGCCGCCAAGGCCAACGGGACAACCCGCAATGCCGTACTACTGGCAGCGGCGCGGGAGTATATCCGCACACATAGCACGGACACACAGCCGGACACATGACCGGCCAAACAACCGCATAACGTAACGCAGGCGCTCACGCTGGACATGATCCAACGCGGGCGCTTGCGCTATGTGTATACGCATATAGGCGGCATATATGGCAGGTAGTACGATATAGCAGCCATAGCGGGCACAACGCTACACCGGTATATATACGGGCGCAGGGTGGCATATACGGCGGCAAGGGGTAACACATAGCGCAATAACCATATAGGGCACACACCGCATGCAATGCCCATTGATCGGGTATATACACGCAGCCGATCAACGCATAGCATGACCGGCAACCAGGACACAGGGCACCAGCACGGCAACCACGAC